TTACTAATGGTAAGTTTGTCATTAGAGTATTTTCTATAAATGCAATAAATAAACTTAGTGAAAGACCAAATGAAATACAATTTACATCTGTTGGTAAAACTGCATTACCTGGTGATGTACAAAATTTAAGAGTAGAAACTATATCAGATCAGTTGATGAGATTACGTTTTGATAAATCTACTGATATTGATGTATTGCATGGTGGAAACGTAGTTGTAAGACATAGCAATTTAACAAATGGTAGTGGTACGTTTACTAATTCTGTTGACTTAATCCCTGCCTTACCTGGATCAGTAAGTGAAACGATGCTGCCCGCTATTGATGGAGAATATATTCTTAAATTTAGAGATGATGGTGGCAGGTTAAGTTCTGGTGAAGCATCTGTTGTTGTTGTCAACCCTGATCCATTACCTAAACTCCTTGTTTTCAATGATAGAGAAGATACAGACTCGCCTCCTTTTGACGGAACAAAAGTAGATTGTTTTTTCAGCGCAGAAGTTAATGGTTTAGTCTTAGGATCTACAGAAACATTAGATGATGTTGCAGATTTTGATGCTATTTCATCTTTTGATTTTCTTGGTGCTGTAGATACAACAGATGGTGGTACTTATGATTTTGCTAACATCCTTGATCTTGGTGGCGTTCAACCCTTACGTTTAACAAGACATTTTGTAACGCAGGGTTTTTATCCTAATGATCTGATAGATAGTAGATCAGGTAATATCGATATTTGGACTGATTTCGATGCAGCGACAGCATTTGATGTCAACGCAAAACTGTTGGTGGCAGTAACATCTGATGCACCTTCTAATGGTTCTAGTTATCAGGATAGTGATTTTACAGGCAAAACATTTAACACCTTTGCCAACGGAACTCATGTCGGTAGAGGATTTAAGTTTAGATGTGAAATGTTAAGTTTTGATCCTGCACAAAGTATTGAGATAGATCAACTTGGATATAAAGCAGAATTAGATAGAAGAACAGAGCAAAAAAGTAATTTAAGTAGTGGTACAAGTGCATCTGGCCTTGCGGTAACTTTTGATAATACATTTTTTACAGGATCAAGTGGTACAAATGTAAGTGCTGGAAGTCAACTTCCTAGTATTGGTATTACTGCAAATGATTTAGCAGCTAGTGAAACTTTTGTTGTTTCAAATATTAGCGGTTCTGGATTTACAATAAAATTTATTGATGGTAGTAGTAATGCAGTAAATAAAACATTTAGTTATACAGCAGTAGGTTTTGGGCGTGGTAGTTAGAGTTGAATTAAGATATACTTAGAGAAAATTTTGGATTAGGAAATGGCACAACACGATTATGTTATAGATAACTCCACAGGAGCCAACGTCAGGGCTGATATAAATAATGCTGGATCGTCAGCACCGAGTACAAATTACGCAAGTCAATTTTTTGCTAATACATCATCCAGCATGATGCAATTAAGAAATACGTCTAATAATGCTCATATAAATTTATTTACTTTGGCAGGAGCACCCGCTTTCCCTTTAGATGGAACGATAAATAGTATAAATATAGGTAAAGGAGCAAACTCTGTTGCTGGTAACACTGTTCTTGGAGAAAATGCTTTAGATGCTGCTGTTACTGGTGCAAATAATACTGCTATTGGTAAGAGTGCTTTAACAACTAATACTTCTGGTGTTAGAAACACAGCTGTTGGTTCTTCTGCATTAGACGCTAATACCACTGGGGATGATAATGTTGCTATTGGTGTTGACACTCTAGGAGTTAATACAACTGGAGGATTTAATGTTGCTGTTGGTGATTTTACTCTTGATGCTAATACTACTGGTGATGCAAACGTCGCTATTGGACACGGAAGTTTATCAGCTAATACTACTGCTTCTAATAATACTGGTGTAGGTCAGGCTGCACTTGGAGCAAACACAACTGGAGCTAATAACTCAGCTTTAGGGTCAACTGCTCTAGATGCTCTCACTACAGGAAACAACAATGTAGCTATAGGTCAAAGTGCATTAGGTGCAGCAACTAATTCAAGTAATAATGTAGCGGTTGGACAAGGTGCGTTGAACGATAACACAACTGGTTCAAATAACACTGCGTTAGGTCGTATTGCATTAAGTGAAAATACCACAGCAAGTAATAATACGGCTGTGGGTAATGAAGCCTTAAAAGCAAACACAACTGGAACGCAGAACACTGCTGTCGGTTCTTTATCTTTAGATGCTAATACCACTGGAAACGGTAATACTGCTTTAGGTTATCAATCAGCAACTAATACTACAACTGGAACTTATAACGTAGCAGTTGGTTGGTTGGCTTTAGATGTAAACAGTACAGGAAGCTTCAACACAGCCATAGGTACTCAATCCTTACAGGCAAATACAACTGCCAATTTCAATACTGCTGTTGGAAATTTCTCTTTAGGAGCAAACACAACTGGAACTGAAAACGTAGCTTTAGGTGTATTTACTGGTGATGCAATAACTACAGGATCTTTTAATACTGCTCTTGGATCTAGGGCTTTAGGTGCAACCACAACAGCAAATAATAATGTTGGGATAGGCAGATCAGCTTTAACATCAAACACAACTGGCGGAAATAATGTAGCGGTGGGTTTCGAGGCTCTTGTATCAAATACAACGGCTGATAATAATACTGCAATTGGTAAAGATGCTTTATTATCAAACACAACTGGAACTAACAATGTAGCGGTGGGTGCTTTTGCTTTAGATGCTAATACTACTGCGGATTTCAACACTGGTGTAGGTACTAATGCTTTAACAGCCAACACAACTGGTGAGGAAAATACTGCTCTAGGTATGAACACATTAACATCAAATACAACTGGTGAGGACAATACTGCTCTAGGTGCGGGTTGTTTAAATGCAAACACAACAGCATCTAACAATACAGCAGTTGGGAGACATGCATTACTATCAAACACAACTGGAGCGTTTAATACTGCGGTAGGTTTTGGTGCGTTAGATGCGAATACAACTGGAGAAGGAAACACAGCAGTAGGTTATTTATCTACAACGTCTGTTACAACAGGTAGTAACAACACAGCTTTGGGTTCTGGAAGTGGAGGTAGTATATCTACTGGACAACAAAACGTTTGTTTAGGTTTAAGTGCTGGAAATAACATAACTACAGGTGATAATAATATTTGTCTTGGTAGTTTTTCAAATCCAGCAGCAGGAAGCTCAGATAATACTGTTACATTAGGTAGTAGTAGTATAAGCATATTGAGGTGTCAAGTACAGACAATTAGCAGTTTGTCTGATGAAAGAGATAAAACAAATATTACAGATTCAGTTGATGGTCTTAATATAATTAATTTACTAAAACCTAAGAAATTTACTTGGGCAATGCGTGAAGCA